GAAGCAAGTGAAAACGAATTTTTACCTATTAAATTACCTTGGTTTGTCCACCCTGAACGAGATCAAGATTGGAGAGATAGACAAGATGAATTACTAGGAGACCCAAGGATGGCAGCACAAGAGTGTGACTGCGACTTTAGCACATCAGGGGATATAGTTTTTTACCCTGAATATCTGGAGTTTATAGAAAAATCTACAATTAAAGAACCTTTAGAAAGAAGAGGAGCAGACCAAAATCTATGGATATGGGAATCAGCCGATTACACTAGACAATACTTAATTTCAGCTGACGTAGCTCGAGGTGATGGTAAAGATTATTCAGCATTCCACATATTTGATGTAGAATCAGCAACCCAAGTGGGTGAATATAAGGGTCAAGTAGGCACTAAAGATTTTGGGAATATTCTAACAGCAATTGCTACTGAATATAATAATGCCTTATTAGTAGTTGAAAATGCTAATATAGGATGGAGTACAATTCAAACTATTATTGAACGTAATTATCCTAATTTATATTATTCACCCAAATCTGATATGGTAAATGTAGATTCTTATTTACAAAATTATGAAAATAATTCAAGTATGACAGCAGGATTTACTATGTCTACCCGAACCCGTCCTATGGTAATAGGTAAATGTCAAGAATATGTAAGTGATAAAGGAGTAACAATCCAATCTAAACGTTTATTAGAAGAAATGAAAACGTTTATTTGGAAGCATGGAAGGGCAGAGGCTCAAATTGGTTATAATGATGATTTAGTTATGAGTTTTGGTATCGGCTTATATGTACGAGATACTGCATTAAAATTTAAACAACACGGATTAGATATAACAAAAGCAGCTTTAGGAGCATTTTCTAAAAATACCACTGAATATCATGGAGCATATTTTTCTACAGGAAAAGATAACCCGTATACAATGGATGATGGAAAAGGTGGAACTGAAGACTTTAGTTGGCTTCTGTAATATTTATTCATATATTAACAAACATGGCTGATACTAGTGTATTTACAAGATTAAAACGATTATTCTCTACAGATGTAATAATTCGTAATGTAGGAGGGAGTCAACTTAAAGTTCTTGACTTTAATCAAGAACAAATGGCAGGAACTACTGAAACCAATTCAATGGTTGATAGATATAATAGGTTATATACTACCAATCAAATGGCAGCTTATAATCCTGCATTAAACTATCAAACCCTTAGAACCCAATTATACTCAGATTACGAAGCAATGGATACAGATGCTATCATTGCTTCTTCTTTAGATATACTATCTGATGAGTCCACTTTAAAAAGTGAAATGGGTGAGGTACTCCAAATTAAAAGTTCAGACGAACAAGTACAAAAAATCCTTTATAACTTATTTTATGATGTTTTAAACATTGAATTTAATTTATGGATGTGGATTCGCCAAATGTGTAAATATGGTGATTTTTTCCTTAAATTAGAAATAGCTGAAAAATTTGGTGTTTATAATGTTATTCCCTACACAGCATATAATATTATAAGAGAAGAAAAAGTAGGGGAAAATAAAAAAGATGTAGAAGTAAGATTTAAATTTGACCCTGATGGGTTAAGTGGTGGAGGAGAATATGGTGGATATTTTGGGGGTACTTCATATACAACTGACAGAGATAGTAACACAGCAATTTATTTTGATAATTACGAAATAGCCCATTTTAGACTCCTCTCAGATGTAAATTATCTCCCATATGGTAGAAGTTATATCGAACCTGCTCGTAAGTTATTTAAGCAGTACGTGTTAATGGAAGATGCTATGTTAGTACATAGAATTGTTCGTGCACCTGAGAAACGTATTTTTTATATAAATGTAGGAGCTATCCCACCTGCTGAGATAGAAAACTTTATGCAAAAGACTATCTCAAAGATGAAACGTACTCCGTATGTAGATCAACAAACTGGAGATTATAATCTAAAGTATAACATGCAAAACATGTTAGAAGATTTTTATATCCCTGTTAGAGGTAATGATACTGCCACTAAAATTGATACTACACCTGGAATGCAATATGACGGTATTCAAGATGTAGAATATCTAAGAGATAAATTATTCGCAGCACTTAAAGTACCTAAAGCATTTTTGGGTTATGATGAAAATACTGATGGTAAAGCCACATTAGCAGCTGAAGATATTAGATTTGCTCGTACTGTAGAACGTATTCAACGAATTGTACTCTCCGAATTATATAAAATTGCAGTTGTTCATTTATATACCCAAGGATTTGATGGTGAAGAGTTAACAAATTTTGAACTTAATCTAACTACTCCTTCAATCATTTATGACCAAGAGCGAGTAGCGTTAATGAAAGAAAAAGTTGATCTAGCTGCTCAAATGATGGAAACTAAATTATTTCCAACTGATTTCATTTATGATCATTTATTCCACCTAAGTGAAGATCAATATGTAGAATTTAGAGATTTAGTTAGTGAAGATGCCAAACGTGCTTTCCGCAATAATCAAATAGAAGCTGAAGGTAATGACCCTGTTGAAACTGGAGAATCATATGGTACTCCACATGATTTAGCCTCTATGTACGGTAAAGGTAGATATTATGATGAACCCGATAACGTCCCCGCAGGATATAATGAAAAATTGGGCCGCCCCGAAGAAAAAGTTTCTAATCGTAACACTCAAAATGATAATTTTGGCAAAGATAGATTAGGAGCATTCGCAATGAAAGGTAAAGAAAATGAATCAGATTCTATAAGACCTTCGTATAAAGGAGGTTCACCTTTAGCTTTAGAAGCTAAAACAGCTTATTTACAAAATAAAGAGATGTTAAAAAAGTTACGAGTTAATCGTAAACAATTAGTATTTGAGCAAGACAGTTCGCTACTAGATGAAAGTAACTTAAAGGAATGAAAATCTTTATATATTTATAAAAAAGCCCATCAATGAGAATCAAACATTCTAAGTATAAAAATACAGGACTTTTATTTGAACTTTTAGTAAGACAAATAACGGCTGATACTTTATCAGGTGGCGAATCTGCTTCTCTTAATATTTTAAAAAAAGCATTTGCTAAAACCGAATTAGGGAGAGAATATAAACTTTACGAATCTTTATTTAAAGCTAAAAATTTAAGTGAGGGTAAAGCAGATATTACTTTAAATACGATATTAGAAGCTACTCGTAAATTAAATAGAAGTGCATTAAGAAGAGATAAATATAACCTAATTAATGAAATTCGTAAACATTATAATTTAGGAGAATTTTTTAGCCATCAAGTTCCTAATTATAAAGGATATGCAGCATTCTATAAACTTATAGAAATTTACAACTCAGATAAATTATCAGAAACTGATGAAATTATTGCTAATAAAGTAACAATTTTAGAGCAATTAACTGAAAAACCTGTTAGTGAGAAAAAAGTAAAAGAGGATTTAGTTGAAGAGTTTAGCAAATACGATAAAGATTTAAGAATCCTTACTTATAAGGTAATGCTTGAAAAATTTAATGGTAAATATTCTAATTTAAACAAAGGTCAAAAAGGTATATTAAAAGAGTTTATTAACTCAATTGATAATACTCCTCGTTTAAAAGAGATTTATAATACTAAAATTAATGAGGTAAAAAAAGTATTAAATCACCAAATTAAAAGTGTAAAGGATGAAGCTACTAAAATTAAATTAGTAGAAGTAGTAAAACTCCTTAAAGAATTAGATAAAAATTCTAAAATTAACAATGATGATTTAATCAACCTTCTTCAATATTATCAATTAACTGAAGAATTATTTAAAACAACTAAATAATGGCTGAGACTATCAAACCCTCAGAACTAAGCCCAAACTTTATTAAAAGAATTGAGGATTTATATGGTCCTACTAGTAAGGATGATTTTTTTAAAGGTGATTTGAGTTATTATGCTAAAGCTAATAAACCTGAAGAAAGGGGTGAAGGAGGAGGCATCACTCATACTATTATTCCCCTTCCAAGCTTTATTAATTTGCTTAAAAACTTAGGCAAATCTAAAAATGCAGCAAAATCACTTAAAACAAAACCTGAACTAAGGGGTGATAAAGAATATCAAATTCAAGCAGATAAAGTAATTGATACGTTTAACTCATTTAGGACTTTTTTTAGAAAAAATTATCCTGATCAATATTCTTTAGTAAAAAATAGTATTAAAGAAATAGAAGGGATGGGTTATAATACACCTTTTGCATTTAAAAAAAAAGGATCTAAACCTAACATTTCACAATACACATCTGTAGGCTATAAACCTGTTAACCAAAAGGCAGTAAGAAAAAAAGCAAAAGGTATAGATTATATAGATTTATACAAAGATTAATATTTATTAACATGACAAGCGAACTGATATATAAATTTCAAAAGTACTTAACAGAGGCAGCTAAAGCAACTGAAAAGAAACCTACTAAAGAAGTAGATGAAATAAACTCAAAAGTATATGACTACCAGGATCCTAAATTATTTAATAATATTAATCCTGACCAACTTCTAAATGGTGTAGCAATTGAAATAAGAAAAGATAATTCAATGCCCCTTGAAAAAGCAATGGAAATTGTAGTGAAACAATTAGGAAAAGATCCTATGTACTACATTGAAAATGCAGCATTTGGAGTAGAAGGGATTGGCTACACAGATGAAGTAGTAGGTTTAACTCCCAAAGAAATTAAAGGTAAATACAAATCCTCCGGCTATGGAGACTTAAAAGAAGCAATAATGAGCAACTCAGAAAAATTAAAAGAACTATTAGAAGAAGCTGTAGCNGGNNTTCCATCAATTGGNAACCCATTTGCAGATCGTAAACAAGAATCCTATGAACTTAAGTTCGAAGCCTATTTAGCAGAAAATGCTAGAACAGATGCTGAAGAAGAAGGGTATCTAGATGGTATGAAAGATGAAAAGGAAGATATGTCTGAAGATGCTAGAACTGATGCCGAAGAAGAAGGGTACAAGGACGGTATGAAGGATGAAAAGAAAGACCTAAAAAAGAAAGCAAAAAAAGAAGGCAGAATGGGTATGAAAGACGTTATGAAAGAAGCAAAACGTCTAGGGGAAATGGCTAAAAAACAGGTTGAAGCTAAAATTTATGAAAGAGCAATTGCTGAAAGAAAAAATGCTCTTATGGTAAATGAAGATGAATCTATTTCTGAATTCATTAACCAATCAGCTGTTCAATCAGTACAAAAAGAAGTTGCTTTACTTGAAAAAAAGTTAATGGAAGTTACTGCTGATAAGAATACTATGGGATAATGAGACAGACCCTCATAGATACTCAATTTTTTAAAATTGCCCCTAAAGCAATTACCGAAGCCCTTAAAACGGATAATGGTAATTTAATAGTTGAGGGTAGATTACAAACCGCCGAAACAAAAAACGGTAATGGTAGATACTACCCTAGAGAAATTTTAGAAAGAGAAGTAAAAAATTATATTGATGGTCCTGTTAAAGAAAATAGAGCACTAGGTGAATTAGACCACCCAGATTCTTCTATTATTAATTTAAAAAACGTTTCTCATAATATAAAATTTATCAAATGGGATGGAGATGATGTAATAGGTACTATTGAGATCCTTCCTACTCCTTCAGGTAATATATTAACAGAGTTATTCAGAAATGGAATTACAGTAGGTGTATCTTCTAGAGGTATGGGTAGTTTACAACCCAACTCTAATGGGGTGCAAGAAGTTCAAGATGATTTTGAACTGCTATGTTGGGACTTTGTTTCAACACCATCCACTCCCGGAGCATATGTTCACCCCATAAGCGAAGGTTTAGATGTCTCAAACCAACCCATTATTAAATATAATATAGTAAACGAAGTTATTACAGAAATTCTTTGTAATAACGGACAATGCCCTATCATATAAATTTATACAAAATAAAATAGAAGGATAAAGGGACGCATTTTTGCGTCCTTTTGTTTTCTTCATATATGTATCTCTAGAATATGCTGTCAGTCTATACAGCATCTTAATTATTATTATTAATCACTATTACGCTTCTACAGAATAAGCGTATTTTCCCAAAAAATTTAGGAACAATGGCAAACAGAGATTTGTTAGCAGATGCTATCGCAGATGCTAAAGCAGTCAAAGAAGTAGCTATCGCTAATGCGAAAGCCGCTTTAGAAGAAGCTTTTACACCTCATCTTAAAGACATGCTTGCTCAAAAAATTAATGAGATCGAAGAAATCGACGAAGTCGAAGAAATTTCAGAAGAATCTCGTAAAGAAAGAGCAAAAGTTGATAAGTATGAGTATGAAAAAGGCAAACTAAAAGGTCAAAACAAATTTGACAAGGAAGTTTCAACAAAAATTGATGAAACCGAAGAAATGGATGAAGGCTACGGCAAAGAATCTATGGATGAGGAGAAAGAAATGGATGAAGAACTTAACCTTGATGAATTATTAGCTGAGTTAGAACTCGAAGAAGCTAAAGAAATGGATGAAGCTAAGGACGAAATGGACGAAGCTAAAGAAATGGACGAAGCTAAAGAGGAAATGGACGAGGCGAAGGAGGAAATTTCAGAGGAATCAGAAGCAGAACGTGCCGACGTAGACAAGTATGAATACGAAAAAGGTAAAGAAGCTGGAGAGGACGATGATGTTGACCTTGATGATATGAGTGAAGAAGAATTAAAGAACATGATCGAAGATGTAATCGAAGACATGGTTAATTCTGGTGAACTAGAAGCTGGAGGAGACGCAGTTGAAATGGTAGACGCTGAAGACGAAGAAGTTGATGTAACAGTTGATGTTACTGATACTGAAGAAATTGAGTTGGAAGAGAATGCTAGAACAGATGCTGAACAAGAAGGCTATAAGGACGGATTTGAAGATGCCAAAGATGACATCGAAGCCGAACTTAAGAAAATGAAAGTATCCGAAGAGCTGAATGAAGCTAAAGAGGTTATTAACCATTTGCGTTCTGAACTCAATGAAGTTAACTTATTAAATTCTAAGTTACTTTATACTAATAAGATTTTCANAGNTAAAAACNTNACNGANAATCAGAAAATTAAGGTTTTAAAAGCTTTTGATAAAGCTGAAACAGTAAAAGAAGCTAAAACTATCTTTGAAGCTCTTAATGAAAACTTAGTAGCTAAGTCTATTAAGTCTAACATTAGAGAGTCATTGGGTATGGCTTCAAAATCTGCTGGTGTTGCACCAAAACGTCCTTTGAATGAAAACGTTATTCAAGAAGATGCTATGGTAGCTCGCTTTAAAAAACTAGCAGGTATTAATTAATTTTAAATTTTAAAACAAAACAAAATGTCAAACTTAAATTCTCTCTTAGAGAGTGCTAACCAGTGGAAAAACGTCCAATCGGATGCCGCTAAGTTAGCCAATAAGTGGGATAAGACCGGATTGTTAGAAGGTATTTCTTCGGAAACCGAGAAAAACAACATGGCCTTAATCCTCGAAAACCAAGCTAAACAGCTTGTTGTTGAATCCTCCCTTACTGGTGCCGGTACTGACGGTGCTAAATTTGTAGGAGGTACTGGTGAACAATGGTCTGGAATTGCTCTTCCTCTCGTAAGAAAGGTATTCGGTCAAATCGCAGCGAAAGATTTCGTTTCGGTTCAACCTATGAGCTTACCTTCAGGACTTGTTTTCTTCCTTGATTTCCAATATGGAACAGCTAAGTCTGGTTCTAAATTTAACGTAGGTGGAGATGTATTTGGTACAGGCTCCATGTATGGTGTTACTGATACTGCTACGGCCCCATCAGATGGTGTTTATGGTGCAGGTAAGTGGACTTATTCTACAAACTTGACTTCATCAGCAGTCGCAGCTCCTACAGCAACTACAGCTTCTTGGGCTGCAACCGGATATGATGCAGCTTTATCTGCTTCAGTAGCAGCTGGTACTTTGAAATTCCTTACTGTTGCAACTTCAGAATTTGATAACGCCGATTTGAATGGTGTTAGAGGATTCGTAGTAGAAGGTACTGCAGTTGGTGTAAACACACCTCAATACAACTATGCTGGTGGAGGTAATGTTTATCTCTTCTTGGAAGGTACTAATGGTGTTGATCCTACAAACGTTGTAATTTCTTACCCACAACAGACTACTGCTGCGGAAAGAGGCGACTTCGAACAAGGTAATACTTCACTCAACTTGAACAACAACCCAATCGATATCCCAGAAATCAACATTAAGATGAAGTCTGAGGCGATTGTTGCTAAAACTAAAAAGTTGAAAGCAGTATGGACTCCTGAGTTCGCTCAAGATTTGAATGCATACCACTCACTAGATGCTGAAGCTGAATTGACTTCAATCATGAGTGAATACATTGCTCTTGAGATTGACTTGGAAATCCTCGGTATGTTGTTAGAGAATGCTCTTACTACTGACTACTGGTCAGCTGTAAACAACGAATCATTTGATGGATCAGGTGATACACCTATCAGCAATGGTACGTTCTATAACACACAAGGCCAATGGTTCCAAACTCTCGGTACTAAGTTAAATAAGGTATCTAACAAGATTCACCAGTTAACTTTGAGAGGAGGTGCTAACTTTATGGTATGTTCTCCAACAGTAGGTACTATCTTGGAATCAATCCCAGGATTCGCAGCTACAGATGGTGCTGATGCAGACTCTATGAAGTATGCTTTCGGTATCCAAAAAGTTGGTAACTTGAACAGCAAGTATGAAGTTTATAAGAACC